TTTTTATTACCATTTCAATTCCTCCCCGGATTCCTCCCTTTCTCCTCCCCGGCTCCTCCCTGACCGTCCCCCATTCTCCTTCGCAGGCATTGGGCCAAACACGAAGGAGATGACGATGACAGTCACGCATTTGAACCAGACCGAACTGGCGGCACGCTGGAAGGTCAGCCCGCGCACGCTCGAGCGCTGGCGCTGGACGGGCGAGGGGCCCGCCTTCATCAAGATCGGCGGCCGGGTCGTGTACCGCCTCGAGGATATCGAGGCCTATGAGGAACGGCGTCAATGCGCCAGCACCGCTGACAAGCCCTGCGCAAGACTGGCGTGATGGGGGTGCAGATGACGATTTCCAACCGCACCACCCTTGACGATCTGCGCCGGATGCAGGTCCGCGACATTGCCGCCTTGCCGGCCGAACAGCTGGCCCTGCTGCAAGATGAGGCGGCCGAGCGGCTGCGGGCGGCCAGAACGCTTGCCGAGTGGCTCGACGGGGCCATCGCCCTGAAATACGCCGAGCGTGCGCATGAGGCGCGCCGGGCCGAGGGCAAGGACACAGGCACCGTTTGTTTCCGCGACGGCGCGGTCACGATTGTCGCCGATCTGCCGAAACGGGTGGATTGGGACCAAACGATGCTTGCCCGGATCAGGGACAACATCGCCGCAGCAGGCGAGGACCCGTCCGAGTTCATCGACACCACGCTGAAGGTGTCCGAGCGCAAGTATGCAGCGCTGCCCGAGTCCTGGCGCAAGGGCCTCAAACCCGCCCGCACCGTGCGCACCGGCAAGCCGAAATTCCGCCTGAGTCTGGACGAGGAGGCGCGCTGATGGCCATTTCTCTTGCATCCCTGCGCAGCACGACCGCGCTTCAGCCGCCGCGCATCCTGATCCACGGCGTGGCTGGCATCGGCAAGTCAACCTTTGCCGCGTCGTCGGAGAGGCCGGTGTTCATCCTTACCGAGGACGGGCTCGGCAGGCTCCAGGTGCCGCATTTCCCGCTGGCGGCGAGCTATCGGGAGGTGGTCGAGGCGCTCGATGCATTGCTGGAAGAGCAGCATGACTATTCCACGGTCGTCGTGGACAGCGTCGACTGGCTGGAGCCGCTGATCTGGGCCGAGACCTGCACGCGCAATGGCTGGCAGTCGATCGAAAGTCCGGGCTTCGGCAAGGGCTATGCCGAGGCGCTGAATGTCTGGCGCGAATACATCGACAAGCTCAATGCCCTGCGCGCCCGCAAAGGCATGGCGGTCATCCAGATCGCGCATACCGACATCAGGCGTTTCGACAGCCCCGAGCACGAGCCCTATGACCGCTATGTGATCAAGCTGCAGGCCCGCGCATCCGCACTGCTGCAGGAACATTCCGACGTGGTTCTGTTCGCCAACTACCAGATCTCGGTGAGCAAATCCGACGTCGGCTTCAACAAGAAGGTCACCCGCGCGCTGAGTTCGGGCGCGCGCGTCATGCATACCGAGGAACGCCCGGCCTTCCTCGCCAAGAACCGATACGGCCTGCCGCAGACCCTGCCGCTCGAGTGGTCGGAGTTCATCGCGGCCATGCCGAAAGCCGATTGATCAAGATGAGAAGGACATGAATGATGGCACGTTTTGACACCGCCTTTGATGCCACCGGCATCGACCCCGCCACCGCCTACGAGGTGCTGCCCGCCGGCAAGTACCGCGCCCAGATCGTCGAGAGCGAGATGCGCGTGACCCGCAACGGCATGGGCCAGTATCTGTGGCTGATGCTCGACATCCTGGAGGGGCCGCATCAGGGGCGCAAGGTCTTCGACCAGCTGAATCTCGTGAACCCCAACCCCACGACCGTCGAGATCGCGCAACGCACGCTTTCGGCAATCTGCCATGCAACCGGCAAGCTGCAGGTCAGCGACAGCGAGGAACTGCACCTGATCCCGATGACGATCCAGGCCGGGGTCAAGCCGCCCAAGGACGGCTATGGCGAGCGCAACACGATCCGCTACCTCGTGCCGGATCAAGCGGCGCAGCCGGCCAGGGCGGCGCAGTCCGCTGCACCGTCCACGGCAGCGGCCCCGAGCGCACCCCCGCGTCCGGCCACAGCCCCCTGGAACCGCAAGGGCTGATGCCCTGAGCGCGCCGTCGCGATTTCTCCCGCGCGGCGGCGCGACCACCACACGACCGAGAGAATGACCATGACCAGAGAACCCGCCGCGGCCCCGCGGGCTGCGAACAGCACATCCATGCCGGACGACCGCCGCCGGCTGATCGAGATCGAGGACGCCATCGCCGGCATCCGCACCCAGATCGCGACCGCCGATCTGGCGCGGCAGCGGCGCGGAAAGCCGATCGACCCGGACTGGTTTCACCGGGCGCGCACGGCGCTGCGACACCTCAACCGCGAGCGCGCCGAAATCCTCGCCCGCCAGAATGGCCGGCGCCGCCGCGAACGCCTGAAGGATGCGATCATCGCCGTTCTGCGTGAACGTTGCGAGCCAGCCGCATGGGCCGAGGTGCTGGAACAGGCGCGGGCGCGCGTGAATGAGGAGGCACGCTGATGGCCGAGCTTCCCCCACCGCCCACACCAACACTGTCTGCGATCTACGCATCCTACGAGGCGCGCCAGGGCGACGGGTTTCGCGCGCATCTGGGCGCCTCGCTGATCGGCAAGTCCTGCTCCCGTGCTCTCTGGTATGATTTCCGCTGGGTAACGCCCGCGCGCCATCCGGGCCGCATCCTGCGGCTGTTCGAGACCGGGCAGCTGGAAGAGGCCCGCCTTGTGCGCAATCTGCGCGCAACTGGCGCGACCGTGATGGATGTCGACCCGGAAACCGGGCGGCAGTTTCGCGTCAGCGCCCATGGCGGGCATTTCGGCGGCTCGCTCGACGCGGTGGCGATCGGGCTGCTGGAGGCGCCAAAGACCTGGCACGTGGTCGAGTTCAAGACGCATTCCAGGAAGAGCTTCGACCAGCTGGTTGCGAGTGGTGTGGTAGCCTCCAAGCCCCAGCACGTCGCCCAGATGCAGGTCTACATGCACCTGACCGGCATCACGCGGGCGCTTTATGTGGCGGTCTGCAAGGACACCGACGCGCTGCACATCGAGCGGATCCACGCGGATGCGCAGGAAGGCGCGCGCCTGCTCGAAAAGGCTGGGCGCATCATCTTTGCCCAGTACCCGCCCGCGCGCATCAGCGAAGACCCTGCATGGTTCGAATGCCGGATGTGCCCCCATCACGGGCTGTGCCATGTCGAGGCGGCGGCGGCCGTTACCTGCCGGTCCTGCCTGCATGCGACGCCTGTCGAAGCGCTTCCAGAAGAAGTGGGTACCGGTTCTTCGTCCGGAAGCGCGACCGGCGAAAAACAGGGCGGCTGGCACTGTCCGCGCCACGACCGCGTCCTTGATGACACCGATCAGCGCCGCGCCTGTGCGGCCCACCTGTTCATCCCTGATCTGGTGCCGGGCGAGGTCATCGATGCGGGTGAGGATTTCGTCGCCTATCGCATGCGCGACGGCTCCACCTGGCGAAATGACGCCCGCGAGCCAAGGAGGGCCGCGCCATGCTGAAACTTCGCCCCTACCAGCAGGCCGCGATCACCGCGATCTACGGCTATTTCGAGAAAAGGAAAGGCAACCCGCTGGTCGTCATTCCGACCGCCGGCGGCAAGAGCCTGGTCATGGCCGCCTTCATCAAGGGCGTGCTCGAGGCCTGGCCCGACCAGCGCATCCTCGTGGTCACCCATGTGCGCGAGCTGATCGCCCAGAACCATGCCGAGATGCTGGGGCTGTGGCCGGGGGCGCCGACAGGGATCTAGTCGGCCGGGCTGGGGCGGCGCGAGGCCCGCGCCCGCATCCTCTTTGCCGGGATCCAGTCGGTCCATGCGAAGGCGCGGATGATCGGCCACACCGATCTGGTGCTGATCGACGAGGCGCATCTGATCCCGAACAGCTCGAACACCATGTATCGCCGTTTCCTGGGTGATCTGCAGGCCATCAACCCGGCGCTGAAGGTGATCGGGTTGACCGCAACGCCATACAGAACCGGCAGCGGCATGCTGCATGAGGGCGACAATGCGCTGTTCACCGATATCGCGTTTGAGGTCTCGGTGCGCGATCTGATCGATCAGGGTTATCTCTGCCCGCTGGTTTCCAGGCAGCCCGAGACACGGCTCGATGTCAGCGGGGTGGGCACGCGCGGCGGCGAGTTCATTGCCCGCGATCTTGAGCGGGCCGTCGATCACGATGCCATCACGCGCGCCGCCGTGGCCGAGATCATCGCCCAGGGCGTGGCCCGGAAATCCTGGCTCGCCTTCTGTGCGGGCGTCGATCATGCCTCTCATGTTGCCGAAGAGTTTCGTCGGCGGGACATCACTTGCGAGACGATCTTCGGTAACACGCCAAAGGTTGAGCGTGACCGGATCATTGCCGCCTTCAAGCAGGGCGAGATCCGGGCGCTGGCCTCGATGGGCGTGCTGACGACCGGCTTCAACGCCCCCGCCGTCGATCTCATCGCCATGCTGCGGCCCACCAAGTCACCGGGGCTCTATGTGCAGATGGCCGGAAGGGGCACGCGGCTCAGCTCGGGAAAGGAGAACTGCCTCGTGCTGGATTTTGCCGGCAACGTGCAGCGCCATGGGCCCATCGATCTGGTGCGGCCCCGGCGCCCCGGTGGCTCGGGTAATGGCGCGCCGCCTACCAAGGTCTGCCCCGAATGCCGCGCCATCTTTCCGGCAGCACTGCGCGAATGCCCCGACTGCGGTCATGTCTTTCCGGGTCCGAAAGTGCAGCTCGCGCCAAAGCCCTCGACCCTTGAGGTGCTGTCCACGGGCAGGCCGCAATGGTGTGCCGTGGGTGAGGTCACCTATCAGCGCCACCAGAAACGCGGTGGGCGCGTGTCGCTCAAGGTCACCTATCGCTGCGGGCTCTCATGGCATTCCGAGTGGGTGTGTTTCGAGCATGAGGGCTATCCCCGCCGCAAGGCCGAACAATGGTGGCAGGCACGCGCCCCCGGCACCCCTGTTCCGCGCAGTGTCGCCGAGGCGCTGGCCGCCGCCGACAAGCTGCGCCGCCCCAGTGAGATCGCGGTTCGCCCTGCGGGCCGCTTCACCGAAATCACCGCCTGCAGGTTTGCCCCATGCCCGAGTTCGACCCCGGCCTCTGTGCCGTCTGCCACCGTCAACCGCGCGGTTGGGGGTGGTTCGACGCGCGTTTCCCGCTTTCCGATGCCCGCCGCGACACCAGCCGCAAGCATCTCTGCAGCCGCGCCTGCCAGGACATCTGCCACAGGAGGAAAGGCATGATCGACCCGACCCCCAATGAATGCGCCGCCATGCGTGAAGCCGGCAAGGCTGGCGGGGCGTATCTCGAAAGCATCCAGAAGACCGATCTTGTCACGCTGACCGGGGCCGAGTGGGACAGCTTCATCGAGATCGCCATCACCGCGTATTACGACCATCTGCGCGAGCTGGCGGCAAAAGACCGCGCGCGCATCGATGGCATGACACCGGAGGTGCCCTTCTGATGACGGATGCTTCATGGATGGCGCGGTTCGGGCCCAGCCTTGTCGCCAATGGCTATGCAATCCTGCCGATCGCGCCCGGCACCAAGAAGCCGGGGCGTTTCATCCGCGGCAAGTGGTGGGACTATCCCCAATGGAACCGGCATGCCGCGCGCCCCACGACCGATGTCGAGGTCGCGACCTGGGAGACATGGCCCGGCTGCGGGATCGGCATTGTTGGCGGGGCGGTCGCGGCCGTCGATATCGATATCGCGCAGAATGCCGAGCTTGCACTGCGCATCGAGCAGCTGGCGCGCAAGCGTCTGGGCGACACCCCGGCATTGCGTATTGGCCGCGCGCCAAAGCGGCTGCTGGTCTATCGCACATGCGAGCCTTTTACCGGCATTCGTCGCGCGCCGCTCGAGATTCTCTGCAAGGGTCAGCAATTCGTGGCCTATGCCGAGCATCCCGACACCGGGCGGCCTTACGCCTGGCCCGAGGAGGGGCTTGCGGATCTCGACATCGACAGCCTGCCCGCGATAGATGCCGAGATGGCTGCGGCTTTCCTCGATGAGGCGCTGGCGCTGATCCCGGCGGAACTGCGCCCGAAGAGCCTCGCAAGTGACAGGCAGAATGGCGCCTCGGTTTCCGCCCATGCACAGGCAGGCACAATGCCGGCGATCCGGGCGGCACTTGCCTGGCTGCCCAATGCCGAGCTCGATTATGACAGCTGGGTGCGCATCGGCATGGCGCTCAAGGGTGCGCTTGGCGACAAGGGCGCGGCGGTCTTTGCAGACTGGTCGGCACAGGCCGCCAAGAACGATCCCGCGACCACGGCAAAGGCCTGGGAGAGCTTCCGGCCCGACCGGATCGGGGCGGGCACGATCTATCACCTTGCGATGGAGAAGGGGTGGCGGCCTGAACCCGGTGTTCTGCTCGACGGCAGCCTTCCCGACGATGCGACACACCCGGCCGCGGCACTGCTGTCCCGGCTCGACGCGCAGCCGGTCGCGACCGTTGAACCCACCCCCGCGCCCCGGTTTGAACTGACAATCCCCGAGGGGCTGGTGGGTGATCTCGCCCGCTACATGATCGACACCGCCCGGCGCCCGCAGCCGCTGCTTGCCGTGGGGGCCAGTCTCTGCGCCATCGGGGCGCTGATGGGGCGGCGGTATCGCACCCCGAGCAACCTGCGCTCGAACCTCTATGTGGTCGGCATTGCCGACAGCGGGTCCGGCAAGAACCACGCCCGCGAGATCGTCAACGAGGTCTTTTTCGAGGCCGGTCTTGCTCATCATCTGGGCGGCAACAAGATCGCCTCCGGCGCGGGGCTTCTGACCGCGCTCTACCGCCAGCCTGCGATCCTGTTCCAGATCGACGAATTCGGCATGTTCCTGTCGGCCGCTGCCGACCGCAAGCGTAGCCCGCGTCATATCACCGAGATCCTCGACAACATGACCGAGCTCTACACCGCCGCGGGCGGGGTCTTCCTTGGAGCGGAATACGCCAACCGGGACGGGTCGAACGAACGCCGCGACATCAACCAGCCCTGCCTGTGCGTCTATGGCACCACGACGCCGCTGCATTTCTGGGGCGCGTTGCAAGGGGCGCATGTGATGGATGGATCGCTCGCCCGTTTCCTGATCCTGCCGAGCGACGAGGATTATCCGGACGAGAACCTCGATGCCGGGATCCGCCAGCCGCCCGGCGGTTTGATCGCAGGGCTGAAACAGGTGGCCACGGGCGGCAATAACGGGGGCAATCTGGCAGGCCGCATGCCTGGCCCCGAGACAGCCGTGACGCCGATGACGGTGCCGATGGCGGCGCCCGCGGCCGAGTGTTTTCGCCAATTGAGCGTCGAGATCACGCGCGAGCTGCGGGCTGCCGCCGGCACGCCCTTTACGGCAATCCTTGCCCGCATTGGCGAAAACGCCCGAAAGCTGGCGCTGATCCTGGCGGTGGGGCGTGATCCGGTTTCCCCCGAAATCGGGCTGGAGGAGACCGAGTGGGCCATTGCGTTCGTGCGCCACTTCGCTCGGCGCACCATCGAGGCGGTCGATCGCCACGTTGCCGATACCGAGACCGAGGCCAACCTCAAACGCCTGCGCGAGATCATTCGCAGGGCAGGATCGAAGGGCATGACCAAGTCCGAGATCACCCGTGCCTCGCAATGGATCCGCGCCCGCGATCGGGACGAGATCCTGGTCACGCTGGTCGAGAGCGGCGATGTTGCAACGGTCCAGCAGGAAACAGGAGGGCGGAAGGCAATGCTGTTCCGGGCACTACGATGAGGGGGCGAATGATGCTTCCTTCACGCACCCCCTTTCTTCAATTGAAAAAAGTTTCCGGGCAAGCCGTTGATACGAAAGCAGAATTCTGCGCCTCGGACTTCTTTCAATATTTCATGCAAAGACCCTCGCGCGTGTGGGGGAAGGGGGGAGGTATACACATATGTATTGAAAGAAATGAAATATTGAAGAAAGTCATTTATTCTCACCTTTCCAATGGCTTGCGCCCAGACTTTTTTCAAAAGGCGCGGTTGAAGCCATTGAAGGAACCCCGGGTGCCAGAATTGGCGCCGGACATGACCAGACCTGACCCCTTGATCCGGGTTGGGGCGGGTGCGCGGCCCTCGCAGGCCCTGTGCTCTCGCCCAGCCTCTCAGCATCGAAGAGGAGGTCGGCATGACCACATCCACTCACCAGCAACACACAAACGCATCCGGCGCACTCCTCGCGCTCGATCTTGGTACGACCACGGGCTGGGCGTTGCGCGCGCCTGATGGTCGTTCCCAGCGAGGGCTGATCACCAGCGGCACGGTCAGCTTCAAGCCCCGGCGTTTTGACGGCGGCGGCATGCGCTATCTGCGCTTTACCAACTGGCTGACCGAGATCGACCGGCTGTCCGGGCCGATCGCGACGATCTGGTTCGAGGAGGTCCGTCGGCACGCCGGCACCGATGCGGCGCATGTCTATGGCGGGCTGATGGCGACGCTCACCGCATGGGCCGAGTTGCGCGGTGTGCCCTACGAGGGCGTGCCCGTGGGCACCATCAAGAAACACGCAACCGGCAAGGGGAATGCACCGAAGCAGGCGATGATCGAGGCCGCCCGGGCGCGTGGATTCAGCCCCGCCGACGACAACGAAGCCGATGCCATCGCGATCCTGCTCTGGGCGATCGAGACCAGGGGAGGCATGGCATGAGGTGGCATCCGAAAGGCTATGGCGGCAAGCGGCGCGATCCCGAACAGGTCAAGCGCGATGGCTGGCGCGAACAACGCCTGCTGGCGGTCTCGCTCGATGACGAAAGGCTGACCTGGCCCGAACGCGAACTGGTCCGCCAGCTGGGCGAAAGACTGTACGGGCCGACCCAAAACGATGGGAGGGAAACGCAATGACCAGATGGACACCCAGCCTCGTGGAAGAACGCCTGGCCGAGGCAGCCTTTGTGCTCAAACGCATGCCCGAGGCCCGGCGGCAGGGGTATTTCAGCACATGGCCCGAGATCCACCACAGCTTTGCCGACCAGGTCGGGCAGGAGCCCAGGCCCATGCGCGTGCTGCCCTCGCCCCAGGCGATCAGTCGCATGGAGGAGACCCTGACATGGACCAGCTGCCTCGAGCCCATCGACGGCAAGATCGTCTGGATGAAGGCCCATGGCACGCGCTGGAAGGAAATCTGCTGGACCGTCGGCCTGCAACGCTCCGCCGCGCATCAACACTGGCTCTACGGGCTGTGCGTGATCGCGCTCACGCTGAACCGGCGGCGGTTCAATCGAAATCTGTCCAAAAGGAGGGTGATTGAGATGGCTCGTGGGGCGTAGCCCTGCGCGCGCGATGAAAAATTGTCCGGCGGACAGTTTTCTACGGGACAAAAACGGCTCTTCCGGGGTAGAAATCAGGTATCCTCGGGAGAGGCGCGCGCGGGGCGGCCTTGAAGTAGCTCGTTATAACGCTTATCATAACGATGCGAGCAAGGAGAGCGTATCATGTCCAGCCTGAAACTGACCGGCATCGGCAATTCGGTAGGGGTCGTTCTGCCCAAGGACCTCCTGGCCAGGCTGCGCGTTGGCAAGGGGGATCGTCTCTACGCCGTGGAAACCCCGAACGGGATCGAGTTGACGCCCTATGATCCCGAGTTCGCGGCACAAATGGATATGGCCGAGGATATCATGCGCGAAGACCGGGATGTCCTGAAAAAGCTCGCTGAATGACCGATCGAATCGTTTGGGTGCGCGCGGATGTGGTGGAAGCCATCCATCGGCGTCAGCTGGCCGAACACGGTGGAGCTGCAGGTGTCAGAGATGCAGGGGCACTTGCATCGGCGCTGGAGCGACCGAAAAACAGGCTGGTCTATGCGAATCCCACTCCAGACCTTGCCAGCCTGGCCGCGGCATATGGTTTCGGCATTGCGCGCAACCATCCCTTCGTGGATGGAAACAAGCGCACGGCTCTGGTCGTGATGCGCTTGTTCTTGCGGCTTAACGGTGCCGAGCTGACTGCGTCGGCACACGAAAAATACACGGCCATGATGGCGCTTGCCGCTGGGGAGTTCGACGAGCCGGGTCTTGCCGATTGGATACGACGACACACATCTTGTTAACCCATTGATATCACGGGTCCTTCCTGGCCGCTCTCGTATGCTGGCGGGCGTGGCGCGCAACATCGCCAGCGTCAGGGCCGGATTTTTGGGAAGCCACCCGGAGTCCACCCCGGCCACTGCGCGCAAGAAAAGTCAACGAAACAAGGCGATAGCCGCGTATAACAGCTGGCTTCCGTGCTGGACCCCACGGGGTCCAGAAAATCCACCTGGAATCCACCCCGCCGGAATCCACCACCACTCACGGATCACCGAACATGACCCTCAGCTTTGCCCCCGTGGCGATCGAGACCTGGCCGCTCGACCGCCTGAAGCCCTATGCGCAGAACGCCAAGATGCATGAGGCGGATCAGGTTGCCCGGATCGCCGCCAGCATGGCCGAGTTCGGCTGGACAGTGCCCTGCCTCGTGGCCGAGGATGGCGAACTGATCGCAGGGCATGGCCGGGTGCTGGCCGCCGCGCAGTTGGGGCTGAAGGAAGCCCCGGTGATCGTGCTGGGGCATCTCAGCGAAGAACAACGCCGCGCCTATCGGATCGCCGATAACAAGCTCACCGAAATGGGCGAATGGGACGAGGCGGTTTTGTCGGAGGAACTGAAGGGCCTGCTGGCCGAGGAATTCGACCTCTCGCTGATTGGGTTTTCCGACGGTGAGCTTGATCGCCTACTGGCCTTTGCGCCCGAAGAAGTAACCAATGGGCACAGCAGTCCGACCGTGACAATTCCCGAGCCGCCGCGCAACCCGGCCTCGCGCCCGGGCGATCTGTGGCGGCTGGGCGATCACCGCTTGCTCTGCGGGGACGCCACCGATGCGGTCGATGTGCGCCGGCTGATGAATGGCGAGCGCGCGGTGCTGTTCGCGACCGACCCGCCCTATCTCGTGGACTACGACGGCTCCAACCATCCGACCCGCAACAAGGACTGGTCGCAGTCCTACGGCGTGACCTGGGACGACAGTAGCCAGGGCGCCGAGCTATACGACGGCTTCATCAAGGCGGCCATCGATGAGGCCATCACCGAGGACGCCGCCTGGTATTGCTGGCACGCCTCCCGCCGCCAGGCGATGCTCGAGGCTTGCTGGGAGCGCGCCGGTGCCTTCGTCCACCAGCAGATCATCTGGGTGAAAGACCGTGGCGTGCTGACCCGATCCCATTACCTGTGGAAGCACGAGCCCTGCTTCATGGGCTGGATCAAGGGCAAACGCCCGCCCAAGGTGGCCGAGAAAACGCTGCCCTCGACCTGGGAGATGCCCGGCTTCGCGAAGGACGAGCGCCCCGACCACTCGACGCCGAAACCGCTCGACGCCTTCGGAATCCCGATGCGCCAGCACGTCGCCCGAGGCGGATTGTGCTACGAGCCCTTCTCGGGTTCAGGCTCGCAGATCATTGCGGGCGAAGCCAACGGCCGCCGCGTCTTCGCGATGGAGATCAGCCCGGCTTATGTCGATGTCGCCGTGGAACGCTGGCAGGCCGAAACGGGGCGTGACGCGATCCTCGATGGCGATGGCCGGACCTTCGCTGAGGTGAAAGCCGAACGGCTGGGCGAGACCGCCGCCACAGGGGCCGATGCCGCAGCCTGATGGCCGTCTACTACAACGATGCCGATCCCGCGGCCTGCGCATGGCTGCGGGAACTGATTGCAAACGGCCTCCTGCCCGAAGGCGAGGTGGACGGGCGGTCCATCCTCGAGGTGGCGCCCGCCGACCTTCGCGGCTTCGCGCAGTGCCATTTCTTCGCCGGGATCGGCGGCTGGCCCCATGCGTTGCGCCTGGCCGGCGTGGCCGAGGATCTGTCCGTCTGGACCGGCTCGCCGCCCTGCCAGCCCTTCAGCCAGGCCGGGCAAGGCAAGGGACAGGACGATGACCGCCATCTCGCGCCCGCCTTCCTGCGGCTCGTCGCAGCCTGCCGCCCGGAGCTTGTCTTCGGCGAGCAGGTCGCCAGCGGGGCGGTGCTCGGAAAGGTTGGCGGCGCGGCTCGAACGGCGACTGAAGGCAAGGCTGGCTGGGCGTGGTTCGACGCTCTGGCGGCTGAGCTGGAAGCGGCATCTTACGCCGTCGCGGCGGCCGATCTGCCGGCTGCGGGCATCGGCGCGCCGCACATCCGCCAGCGGCTGTTCTTCGGCGCCATCGCCTTGGAGCCAGGCGGGATGGGCCACGGCCTCGGCACGGGATCACAAGGACGGATCGGAATGCCGGGCGGTGCCGATCAACGCGCTGCTGGGGCGTCAGGTCTGGCTCGCGGGGTGGCCGACGGCGATGGCAGGCTCGCCCGCGACGCAAAGCTACAACGCGGCCGGCAACACCGATGCGAGCCGCAGGACGGTGAAGCTGGTGGACTGGTCGAAGGCGCCAACCCCACCGGCCCCAGCCCGACGGACGGCGTCTGGCGAGATCCGGACTGGCTCCTCTGCCGGGATGGACGCTGGCGGCCCGTTGAGCCCGGAACATTCCCGCTGGCTGATGGGATACCCGGGCGAATGGGGCTCCTGCGGGGCTACGGCAATGCGATCGTGCCGCCGCTCGCGGCGGAGTTCGTGACGGCGTTTCTGGAGAGCCTGCAATGAGGCAGAGCCGCGCGATGTCACTGGTCGAAGCCGCGACGAATGTCGTCGTTGGCTACGTTCTGGCCATCGCGACGCAGATCGTCGTGTTCCCGTGGTTCGGGATCGAGACGGGGCTCGCGGAGCATCTGTCCATCGGCCTCGCCTTCGTCGGCGTCTCGCTGGTGCGCGGCTACCTGCT